AGTAAATATTGACAAGTATGACAGTTTTTTGAATGAGCAGGGGTCTGTATCTGGATTTCATGTAAAATTACAAAAAGATAACTGGAATGACGAATGAGACAAGAACTAGAAAATAGGCGTCCTGCGTTTGCATTTAACATTAAAGATTCTGGTGGCACACCGTATAGACTAACAACTTCGTTTGAAAACGAAGAAGTAAAAGAAGTTTGGATCAACGGTGGAGGCAAGGTAGGAACAGAAAAACACGACATATTAACAGAAATAGGGCGCATTATATCCGTTGCATTACAAAACGATGTTTCTTTTGAAGAACTAAAATCTTGTGCAACATATCATTCCGACGGCAGACCCTCCACCATTGTTGGCGAAGTGTTTAACGCAATAGATTTTAAGAAGAAATCTTAATTTTTCTAGGGCGTTGGTGCTCCGGGACCTCACGTTCGAGGTATATGTGCAACAATCCGTTCTCATAACTTGCACTACCAACTTTGATAGTTTCAGCTAATTTAAACGATCTTCTAAAGTTGCGCGCGGCTATGCCACGATGCAGGAACTCTGGTTCGTTGTCCTGTTTAGGCACCTCACCACTAATAATGAGCTCGTTATCCTCAACGGATACGTCAATATCCTTCTCGGCAAAACCAGCTACGGCCATGGTGATAGTGTAATTGTTGTCAGATTTTATTATGTTGTATGGTGGATAAGAAGATGCTGTGTCGCCATGCTTGAACATATTGTCAAACATTTTGTCAAATGCATCAAATCCAACGCTAGAACGTAATAATGGTGATAAGTCAAAAGTCATAATAACCCTCCTTTTAAGCAGTTAATTGTTTGTGTCAGCACTTATCAAGCTACTGATAACTATAATATGGGGTATTATTTATTAATTGTCAAGGTCGTCTTCGGCTTCGGGCTCAAAAGATATGCCCATGCCCATGTCTAACTGCGGATCTGTCTCAAACTCAAATATTAATTGTTCTTTGGTTTTCTCAATGGCGTCAGCTATGTGAAGTGGAATGTAAATTAATTTACCGTTTTTGTATTGTTTAAAATTTTGTCTGCAAAGTCTGCAAAAATATTTATCTGCTTTCATTTGTTTCATAGTTGTTAGTCTGTGACAACTAGGGCACATTGACACCTCAACTATGTTATCTTTTTTTGTCACTTTGCTTCTCCCCAATTGCTAGCCAATGCATAATCAACAACGCTTGGTACATTTAACTCTACACACTTTTCCATTTTATTTTTTATATTGAGTGCCTGCTTTTTGTTTTCAACTGATATGTTTAATTCGTCATGCACTTGTATATGAGGTATGATACCATCCTCTTCATATAAGTCCACCATTGCTTTCTTTGTTTGGTCCGCTGCAGATCCTTGTATTAACTTGTTTAAAGCTTTGTAAGTGCCGGCACGTTTATAATTACCGTGGCCCAATGCATTGATTGCTTCTTCTTTAGTTTTATAAAAACCTTTCTTGCCAAACTCACGCGGCTCATAGAATGGAAAACGACAATGTCTGCCTAACAATGTCTTAATTTCGCCACGAGCAGATGACTTATCCATCACGTTATATGTAAGCTGTTTAACAAACGGCACTCTGTTTTGGTATATGCTTATTATCTCGTCAGCTTCTTCTTTTTCAATACCTAGCTCATTCATCAATTTGCCTTTGCCCATGCCGTAGAACAAACCAAGATTAATTGTTTTAGCTTGGCTTCTTGGTATCTGTGCTATCTCTGCAACCATTTTATGAAAGTCTGCTTTACCTTCTTGGTAGCCGTTGACTATTGTCCGTACATCAAGACCATCAGCATATGCATAATGCACAACCAATCTTGGTTCTTGCTGAGAATAGTCAAACGTTCCCCATTCCATGTTTTCTTCAGGTATAAACAAACTACGAATCATTTTCTTTATAGCTTCATTCCTAGCAGGTATCTGCTGTAAGTTAGGATTAGAATAACTAAATCGACCAGTAACCGTACCACCATCATCACTTCTCATTTGATGAATCTCAGAATGTATTCTACCTTTGTGTTGGTGACGAAGTATAGTGTCAATAAATGTTGTATTAGCTTTATTCATCTCTCTTGCTTCTACAATCTTTTGTGCAATCTCGTGTTCGTGGTTAAGTAAAAAGTTTTTAGTAAAGCTTGGCGCATTGCTCTTTGGTGTTCGTGGATATGTAATATTTAATTTATCAAATGCTTTTGCGATAGATGCTGCGGCCCATATCTCAATGTCAATACCACATATCTTCTTGATTTCTAACATTAATTGTTTTTCTCGTGCTGCAAGTTGTTTCTTTGCAATGTCAGCTTGGTCCAAGTCAACACGCACTCCATGAGCACGCATGTCAATTAGACATGGCTGTAATCTAGTTTCTAAATCATAAATTTCCTCTAGCTCTTGCCTGTCCATCTCTTCTTTGTTTAACAAATAAAGATCGTACGTTAGCCGTGCATCGTATTCCGCGTACTCTCCAACATGCATAGATGGTAACTTGTACATTTCTTTTTTAGGATCAACACCAAACTCTTTAGCTGCTCTAATCAATAAATCTTCGTTCTTCGTTCTGCCCAATTTTTCTTTAGCTAAACTATTTAAAGTGTATGAGTATCTATTCTCATCAATCAATGCACTAGAGATCATAGTATCGTGTATCTTGCCGTTGACCGTTATCCCTAGAGTTTTTAACCACCCTATATCGTACGACGCATTATGAAACACTTTATCACAATCAAGTTTAGCAACACCCTTAAACCATTCTAAAACTTTTTTCTTATCCAAGTTACCGCCGTTATGGCCAATCGGATAATAACCTTCCCAGTCAGCAGTAGCTACAGCAATACCGGTTACATAACCATTGCCGGTAGCCCAGCCAGAACCGTGAGTTGTTAAATTCGTATCACACGTCTCCAAGTCAATCGATATTAACTTCTCGTTAGACAAGTCAGGAAAATATTCTTTAGGCGTCCACTCAGTAGGCGCGTTGTATACAAATTTATTCATACTGCTCCTTTAGTTTATTTATAAACCAAATAGCTTTATCTAAATCTTCTATCGGTTTACCTTTGTGCTCGTGGCGCCATAAATATTTCATAGCTGAACCTTGGCAGTAATATTTAAAACCATCACCTTGACATGCTGCAATTGCATCGATGCAACCAATACCGCCTTTGTTATAATGTGATGGGTGATTCACCGGATCGTGTTTTTTCTTCATAACGCTAACCTAAAATGCATAGTTGTTTGTGGTAGTAGTACATGTAGTTCTTCTTTCGCTCTAGTCGCACCAACATAAAAGACGCGTTGTTCGTCGTCAGAATCTTTCTGATATGAAGTGTATGTCTTTATGTTCATGTCCGTTGTTAATAATACGTTATCACATTCGCCACCTTTTGCAGCATGAATTGTTGAAATTTTTATTCGTGGTTTTTTGGTAATATCATCGCCACCCAATCCAAGTCTTAACAAATATGCTCTATCTTGTATGTTTATTTTTTCTAGTGCGTATTGCCACTCACCAACACTAAAAGGACCAAATAAAACTTTTAACGTATCTAAATCATATAAGTGTGAGTCATTCATTTTTTCTAACGCTTCTTCGTATTTGTCAGAAACTTTTTTATAAAAAAAAACTTTCTTAATTGTTTTCTTGTCAACCATTTCTCCTTTAGCTAACTCATGCCAACCAATCACTGCATCAAACATTCGCTGCGCAATCGGTTTAACTATATTTTTATATTCTTGTTTCTCATACCACAGCCCTTGATTGCGACATGCTTCTTCTAGTTTATTTAAAATAAATTTATCTCTTCCAAGCAATAACCAATTGTTTTTAGAAAAATCAATACTATCAATAGTTTGGTGGTACTTAACAACACCATTTTCTTCTTGAGGATCCCAAGTTTTTTGTATTCTGTTTTTAGTTACACCAATTATTTGTTGAGCAAATGCCTGCACTTCTTTTTTAACTCTGTATGACTTTGGTAAAACTATTTCTTCTGCAGGA